AGCAGATTGTGCTACAGCTTGACGCTCATTGATGTTGATCTTCAATTCGTCCAGCTTGTCGATGTACTCAGGCGCGTAGAAGTCAGCCATGGTTACTTCAACATTGGTGTGCGCCAGTTCCATTGCAGTAACGTCACCGTTACGGGCTTTGGTATTAGCAGCGCCTTTGCCGATCTTTTGAAAACGAGCAACCGAAGCAGATACATTTGAGGAACGAACAGTGTTGCGGAGCTTGCTGCCCATACGCTGATACGCCAAATGTACTTCTGTTTCGAACTGCTTGATGAAGGCTTGGTCGATAGTATTAGCCATTTTATCAGTCCTTTATGAAGTTACGTTTCAACGGGTGTCCGCTCTTTCACGTCAGCAAGGGTGTCCTTTCGGGCCTTTCAGTGCGTTACGGGCCGTAGTGCTTTATTGTAAACAATCTTTTCGTCTGGATTGCAACGCACAAAATCGACATACTTGTTCGCATCTACGAGGTGTACCCCCACGGCCTCAAAGCCTAACCACGCTGCCCAATTCAACATTCCTTCATAATCTGCTAGGATTGTCATGCTCATATAAGTTTCGCTCTTGTCAAAGAAGTTGACCAGTAGCTTTGATCCACGAGCCATAGCGTGAAAGTTTTGATTCAAACCATTTGAAAACATTGAAAACATTTGCGGGGACTCGCGATCATCGTTGTACCAAAGCCCCCCAACCATGAGGAAGGTATCATTGTTACGTCTGCAAAGGTAGGAGTCTGCGGTCTCGTGCATCTCGTGAAGAGCTTGCTTAACGTCCGTGTGTCCCAGCAAAAGAATCTCTCTTTTATTTTCTGGGCTTAAGTTCTCGGCCACCTCGTCAACATGGCCGAGAGTAAACGGGGTGAGATAGTAATCACCCCGCTTTAGTATCTTAACTTCTGTAGACCTGTTTGAAACCAGCTTCGACTTCCCGTACAAAGTTTGGGTCTCGGTCTTTTGGACTGTAATATCTTGGATCACTCATCATCTCCCTGAGTTTTGCTTCACTCAGTCCAGCTGTAGGCTGAGTATTCCCAGCAAATGATCCACCTTTTAGGGCCTCTTGTATAGCCTCTAGCGCTAGAATACCTTCATGGCTTTCACACATGCGCTCAATCGCAGGCATTGCATCCTCTGGAAAGAACTTGCTGGCGAACATAGACGCAGCTTCAATGCGTGTATCTGCGTTCTCACCTAGCTTTGCCGCTTCAGCTTCAAGGTCAGGCCCATCATTAGTCCCAATAGACTGAGCATACATCTCAATCCCTTGCTGAAACTCCTCTTGAGAGAAGCCGTTTTCAAAAGCATGCTCTGACCACCACTTCAAAAGCTCATTATCTACAGATGCTTCTGCATCAATAATATCTGGAAGCTCGTAATCGCCTGCTGTTTCTGGACGGCTGCTAAACGCTTCAGTCTGCAACTCTTCAAGGAGATTGTTACGGATGTCATCTTCCTTAGCACCTAGCTTAGATGATAACTCTGAGTACGCTTTAGCTAGATCTTCACCGCTGTTGTACTTCTCGGGCAACCACTCTGGCCGTTCTTGTGACGTTACGTCACTTTCTACAACAAAGTCCCGTGACGTTGCGTCACTTTCTGCTACTTCTACTTCTTCACTCATCTGTTTTTGCTCCTATGTGCATGTGAGATACGCTGCTCAATAAGACCAACAATATAACGCTGGCCTTCAACGTGTCTCAACTCCTCCGTTGTCACGTTAGGACCGTGAACCATCTCAATGGTTACGGACCGCAAGTAACTCAACACCTGTTTCCCTGTAGGTGTTGAGAATATCTCAGCAATGTCTTTGCTGATTTCAACGTCTTTCTCGACGGATCTTTGAAACCCGTCCCTTCCGATATTAACCTTGTTGCTCAACAGGCGCTCCCATTTGCTGTTGTTGCTCTGCCATTTGCTGTGCCATTGCAGCTATTTGCTTCCGTTGATTCTCGTCTCTAATCAAACTCTCAGGAACACCAAACTTCTTAGCAAGATGCGCTGCTGTCTGTTCCCCGTCAATAAGAAGCTGCAACATCTCTGGGCCAAACACACCACCAACAAGCTCTAAAAAACGAGCAATGCTTGAGATATCTTGATTGGCCTGAGCTTGAGCAAGCGGAGATACAGAGCGGATCTTAACCTCACGGCCATTAATTGAAGGAACTTCAATGCGACCTTGTTTCTTTAAAATGTAGATAACGCGCTGCAACAAGGGCTGCACCAACTCAGCTTGCAATCTGCCAAAGGCAGAACCCATACGGCGGGACAGATCAGCCATACGCTCCGCAACTTCCGTAGCTGTAGCTGGTGTACGATCTGGATTGCCAAGCATGTCGTTATACAGTGCGCGCTTAATGTTAAGGCGCATGTCGCTTAGAACAAGCTGGGCTACATCAAAGCTACCTGCTGCTTGAATTGGCTGTAAGCCAGCTGAACCCATAGCTTTTGGAATTATAGATCCGGGTACAAGTTGAATAGTGTCAGGGTTAATGACACCATCGTCGTCGATTTGATAGACACCAGATATAGCCATTTGAGCGTTCTCAAGGATAAGCTCAATAGTTAAGTTGGTTGTCTTGATAGCAGACAGAGCGTTAATTAGTGGGCCACGACCATAGATCTCGCCAGCACACTTAGACCACCGGAAACAGATAAATGGATTTGCTCCAAGTCCAGAAATCTCTTTGTAGTAAAGAACAGTTTCTGTGTTCATGCAGATTGCATAGTGATAATAAGAGTCTTGGTTCTTTTTTGAGTAGTCTTTGCAAACAAGCTCAAGAACAGTTGTCTCCGCTTCTCTACCCATTTGCGCTACAACCTTAGGATCAAAAGTAGCGTTAGGGTACAACTCACTTAGCTGATCGTACTTAACCTTCTTGCGCTCACGATAAACGTGGTCAATCTTATCGTCAGGTCCGGTGTCCAGTACAACGTGTGGAAGTGGTATGGCACTGAAATTAATAGGATTAATTGCGTCACCCTCTTCAACACAGAGGATACCTGTGCCAACAGCTAGGTCCATGAACGATTCATGTACCTCTTGGCTAAAGTTAGAGTTCTGCAAGACTTCAAACACATAGTCTGTAACATCGTCTAGCTCATTGTCGATCTCTTCGCGCCGATCTTTTGGAACCTCGCTGCCAGACATAAGGTCTGCCCATCGAGCAAAGTTAGGAACGATACCAGATTGCAGTCGGCTAGCAAACTCTTGCACACCAACTACCGCTGTCTCATCAAAGATCTTATCGTCACGGCGCTCACCGGGAGTTTCAGAATAGAAAGACTCGCGTTGTGGAAGAGCGTACTCATAACACTCCTCAAACAACGGAACCCATTGCTCCCTAAAGGACTTAGCCTTTTGGTAGCGTTGGATATATGTTTTAGCTACCTTGTCCATTAGCGGCCAAACCTGCCAATAAATCCAGCTCCAGACCCACCGCTACGAAACAATGATCTACGACCTCGACCACCTCCGCCACCGCGACCTTCGCTAGTGCGCCTAGCCTCAAGAGCTTCACTAATGTCTTCACGCTTTTGAGAAGCTAAATCTTCCGCAGATTCGCGCTTTGCTGCATCTGCTTCAAGCGACTGATCTACAGATACTTGCTTTTCTTCTTGACTTGGACCGCCACCACCACCACCAAAACACATAGTAAATCTCCTTTTCCTTACTCCTCGTAAGCACGAAACTTACAAAAACTCAACGCACAAACTACATTCTTGCCCACAAGCCCTGTCTTTTCCGCTTGGCTGGGCCTTTATTAAACACATCAAAGTCACGTTTAGCCACTGTAGGAGTGGCTGGCTTCTGGCTATTCATAAGAGCGCGGCCTTCGCCTGCACCAAGAAACAGATATTGTGCTGCATCGTGGACGTGAGAAAACATATTCTTATCAGGTTTATCTGCAAACCGCTCTCCAGATACCTGCATCCTCTTATAAGCGTAACCACCCTCAAAGCCCTTAATAAGCTGTGGGCAGCGCCGATCTATTAACATCGCTGGCTTACCTTCAACCATCTTAGTCAGCTGGGAGGAGACAGCCTCAAGTCGAAGATCAACAGAGTTGGAGGGCGCTGGGAAAGCCCTCAAGCCAGCTCCGCGCATGATGTGAAAGGGAGTTGACTCATCAGTTTGCGCGCGGAAGTCACCTGCGGGATCACCATAAATGATGACTTCTCCAGCCGCAGCGAATCTAGTTGCCAGTTCTTGTCGCAAGACTTCTGAGAATCTAACAATCCCCATGTCTATCGCAACGATTTCTGACTGTATAAACCAGCGGCCACGAACCTTTTGCCCCAAAACGGCGGCTGGGGTCAGGCCAAAGTCTACGCCAACGTACACGGGGACGTTTGCTGCAACTGGTATTTCTTCTTTGGCTACATGAACTTCTGCTGCGAACATAGGATATACTGGCTTTCCTTCCTGTATATGGCCCAACCTGTTCATCACATAGACATCAATCCAAGATTTAGTCTTACCTTGCACCAAGTTGGGGTAATAACTCTTCATCATGTTCTTCTGGTTCTCAGCATCCTTGCTGGGAACGTAGTCTTCTATCTCGCCTTCCGTGGACTTCTTTTCGACCATGCCAGCGGGCTGCGTATAGAAACTCCAGTTATCCGGTTTGACCAACATCTTAGCCTGCTCACGCGGTATATGATCCGGGATTGGTACTTCTCCAGACATAATCGGCCACCAGTGATCTTCCTCAGGAGCGTTGGTATCGGCAATGACGCCAGTCCAAGAAGGACCGCCATCACGCATAGAAGGGTAACGACCCACACGCATAGTACAGGCATCAATAATACTCTTAGGTATTTCCCGTGCCTCGTTAATCCAGATGCCAGTAAGCTCCAAAGATAGGAGTTTCTTGACATCTTCGGGGCGATCCAGCGCGAGAAAGATAACTTCAAGTTCTATCTCACCTTTCTTAATATTATGTGTGTAAGGAACAGACCAAGTAAACTTTCCCCAGTCAGCCTCGGGAAACCAGTCTAACCAAGTCTTGATTGTCGTTGTTCTAAGCTGTGGGTTGGTATTCCGTATGATCGCCCAACGACTTTTCCGAGTACCATCAGGTGCTTTCTTTTGTTCAAGAGCGCGGCGGAATACTTCAACACAGCAAGCAACAGATTTTCCAGAACCTACGGGACCGCGTATGCCACGAAAGAAAGTGTTGTCTTTCATAAAGCCCTTTAGGACATCACCGTCAGGCTTATACTTGAAGTCAACCACTACCGCAGTCCTTTATCCACGCCGAACTTAATCATACGTTGCACGACCTCGGGGCCAATGCTTTCAATTAGCTTGTCACACTCAGCATCGGTAACAAAAGACTTGCCGTGCTTTGCTTCAACATAGGCAAACTCAGTCTTGCGAACAATGCCACGAAGCATTTGTAGCTCCATAGGCTTTAACGTGCTGATAAAGCTCATTTATAATCAGAGCCTCTAGCGCCGCTAGCCATCTTAGCTTTACGCTTTCGCATTGCGATACGAAACGCCTTTTGTCTTTTTTTAAACTCAGCGTCAGATTCGCCTTTTCTCTGGCGAATAAAGTTTACGCCTTCTACTGCTTTACTTTCCATTTCTATATTTCCTTACTTTGTTGGCAATAGCTTTCGGTTGAGCCACATGCTGCTTACCCTGAGCCTTGCCCTTTCGTTTAGCTGCGGTTGTAGCTGCATATTCAGAACTACTAAGAGCAGTAATAGCTTTAGCGGGAAGATAGCGCTCCCCCGTCTCACTAGACTTCTTTCCGGACTTGGTGCGCCACTTCTGCTTGCCCCAGTTTACAAGGGATTTCTGAGGGGACTTCATCGATATCCACCACCAGCAGCTTTGTATCGTTTAGCAAGTAGCTGCGCTTTACGAGCAGACCACTTACCTGCTGCTGTTCCTTGAACATTCGCTGCCTTTATGCGGTTAAACAGTGTCTTCCGCATCTTGGGCTTCGTGTAGTTGCCTGCTTCATTTACCGCCATTCTTCTTCACCTTGGCTGTTTTCTTTGGTTTCGCTGGTTTTACTTCGGCATCTGCAATGAAAAGCAGACGTTTAGTCCCCGGCTTGCGCGTTGCGCCTGTGTAAGTAATTCCAGCAAGAACGTGAGTAGGCCCATCGTAAGCCTCTCCTGAGTTAGCAATCTTCCAAGCCATTAGTATCCAGCTCCATAAGGGTTAAGTAAACTACGCCGCGCACTTCCTATACGCTGCTCCGGTGTCTCAACGTCTTTCATCTCAGGGGCTTTACGCTCAACCTTGTCTTGAGACAACGAAGGCAATGCTCCGTAGTTCACCTTCTGCTTTGCGTACATCTCCGCCGCGCTTGGTCCTGAGCTTTTACCACCGAAACACATAGTCTATCCCCTCGGGTCAAATCTGCGGCTAAGATAACTAGCTGCATTGTAAGTTGGGCTTGTGTCTAGAACGCGCTGAAAGAGACTTGGGTTTAAACGCCGACCAGTTGATTGACGATAAGCGTTACCAGTACGAGCCTGCGGACGAACAACAGGTCTAGCTTTTGGACGCGTTACGTTATTGCTGCTCGAAGAAGATCTATAGGTAGAACCCGTAGGTCTTGTATATGTATTGCTATCTCCGCTGTCATTGCTGTTAGCGGATTCCATTGCCTTGCGCTCTTGCATTGCCTTGAGGTCAGCTTCGTTCTTAGCCTTTGTCCCACCAAAGCACATTACTCGTTCCCCTCTTTAATCATGTCAGCTTCCATCTTCTCAACGCGCTTTAGCAATGAATAGTGCTTGCTGGAGATAACATCGTTCTTCTTAGGTATGCGCTTCAGATTAAACGCCTTGATGATAGCTCGCTTAATAACCTTGAGAGGCTTATTGTTGTGAGCCTTTTCCATGTCATCAAGCTGACTGCTTAACCGTTCATACACAGCTTGCTTGGTAATCGGTTTCTTCAGAGTATTGTTACCCACGGGACTTATTCCTTTTGGTTATCGCAGCAGCTTTCTTCCGGGCATCTGCTGGGGAAGAGGCGCCCCATGCTTTCAATGCTAAAGCCTTACGAGTTGGACGGCCCTTCTCGTCTTTCATCGGACCCTTAACGCCTGCCATTCGAGCAAGGAAAGAAGCACGGCGGGGATTGTCTCCAGACTTAACAGGAGCCTTCAACTTGGAACCCGTGGTCTTGTTAAAGTGGGCGCGTCCAGCTGCGTTTAAACCGCCGCTAGGATTCTGATGCTTCTTCGCTACCATAACCTGTACTCTGTAATGCAGCCTTCACCTTCGTCATGTCCTGTCGAGGAGGAGGTGTCGGCTCTGGTTTCTTTTTAAATCTGCTCATAATCGGACCTTAGCTAAAGAAAAAATAATTATCAACCGCACAGAATAGCAGGGAGTATCTCGGCTCGTTGCGCAGGGTGATCGAGCCTTGAGGGCTAATAATGTTTGTGGGGGACCATGTCACACTAGCTAAGCCCTAGTTTTTCCCCCTACCCCCGTATCTAGCCAGTCTTACGCCGTGCTAATCTCAGAGAAGCTCAACCTAAGTCTATACTGACACGGATGTCACCAGCTACCTGAACCTGACTACGATCAATGGGCTTATAGCCTGCTCGGTCTAGTAAATCCTTGCTAGCTTCTAGCTGAACGTACTCTGACTTAGCCCCCATGGCTAGCCGTCTCACTGTTCCTGCTGCCAAGGTAGCACTAAGCCCGAACTCCTCGTTCATCCTCTGCATTAGATACTGCTGCACATGTGGTAGCTTCATCGTCTTGGTAGCAGTTACTCTTCCAGACTCACCCTTACTGTATCCAGCTTCCTCTGCTGCCTTA